CTGGCGCGGCCACCTTGGCCCAGGTCGTTGGTGACCCGATTGTCAGTACCATCAATAACCTGTTTGGCACGCAATACACCATGCCAACAGATGCTATGGCTGATCTGTTGACTCGCGTCGGTGTTCCTCAAGCAAGAACCCAAGCCGAAAAGATTGTCCAAGCCACTGCCGCTGGCGCAAGCGGTGCTAAAGGCGTGGTGGCTGCTGGTAGTGCAATACAAACGGCCGCTGGGCAGGCCGCTCCTGTGACCCGCGAGGTTGGCCGCATGTTGGCAGCCCAGCCGGTGGCGCAGATTGCTGGTGGCGCAGGAGCTGGAGCTGCCGGCCAAGTAGCCAAGGAAATGGGAGTCAATCAAGTTGGGCAAATTGCAGCAAGCCTTGCGGGTGGTGTAGCTGGTGCAAAGATGGCCACGACCAGAATCCAGCCAACAGCGGCACAACTGCCCTCTGACATTGCAGATGCAGAACGTGCAGGCGTTACCCTCATGACAAGCGACGTGGTTCCTCCGCGTACCTTCGCATCGAAGTGGCTTCAAACGGTTGGAGAGCGCATTCCTGTTGCTGGTACTGGTGGAGTGCGTCAAACTCAACAAACCCAGCGCATCGAGGCTGTGCGCAATGTGTTGCGAGACTTTGGAGCTGATGACGCTGCCAGAGCATCAGACGATGTGATGAAGGACTTGGCCACTAAACGAGGCGCTGATCTTACAAAATACACTGGCGCAAAAACCGAAGTCATTGAACGTCTTGGACAAGCTGGCACAGTGCCGATGACCAATACGGTCAATGCCATCGACGAACAGATTGCGAAACTGCAAGGCTTAAAAACCCAAGAAGTCGCACCAATCATTGACCGTTTAACAGATTGGAAAACGGCCATACAAGGTCAGAACTTGGTCAACGTTGAGACACTCCGAAAGCAGATCGGAGAGAGTTTTAAGGCTCCAGAACTGGCATCAGTTCGTGGCATTGGTGAGAAGGCATTGTCCAGCATCTACGGCCCGCTCAAGCGCGACATGGAGTCGTTTATCACTCAGGTCGGTGAACGTCGTGATGTGACAAAGTGGAAAGTGGCAGACAAGCGACTGTCTGATCTTGCTGGCGAGCTTGACATGGGCACATTGAAATCAGTGCTCACACGCGGTGATGCCACACCAGAGGTCATTGGCAACATGCTTTTCAGCAAGAAACCCAGTGAAGTCAGGCAGCTTTATGCCAGCCTCACACCAGCAGGGCGTGAAAGCGCTAGAGCTGCAATTCTTGCTCGCGCAGCAGAAAAAGCAACCTCAGAAGTCGCAGAAGGAACTGTGATTTCTGCTGATAAGTTTGCCAATGAAGTCAAACGTCTTGGAACATCCGTTGGCGTCTTTTTCAGTGGTGATGACCTCAAACAAATCGAAGGACTGACCAGGGTACTCAACATCACAAAACGAGCATCTGAGGCAGCAGCAGCACCGCCAACAGGCGTCCAAGCCGCAATCCCCGTCAGTGCTGCGGCACTGTCTAGCTACTTTGGTGGCGGCCTGCTAGGGTTCCTTGCAACGCTTGGAACTGCTGGCGGCATTGGGGTTGCTGCTCGCATCTATGAGTCAGCGCCAATTCGCAACCTGCTGATCAAAATACCACAGACCGTTGTAGGAAGTCCAGAGGAGGCTGCGTTGCTCAAGCGTTTGACATCTACCATCCAGCAGCAACAACAGGCACAATCCACCCAGGAGCAACAACAATGAGCGCACTCAGCATCCAACCACCGTACCCAGCATTCGCTGGCGCTGACGGTTTGCCGCTCGAGAACGGGTACATCTGGGTTGGCACGGTCAACCTGAATCCGCAGACCAACCCGATCAGCGTCTATTGGGACTCGGCTCTGACCATTGCAGCACCGCAGCCGATCCGCACGCTCAATGGCTATCCGGTGTACCAAGGCACGCCAGCACGCTTTTACGCTGGCAGCGACTACAGCATCCTGGTGCAAGACAGCAAAGGCAGCCTGGTCTACAGCTCGTTGAACGGGAATCTGGATTCTGGCTCAGTGGCCACCAATGCAACTGGCAATGGCTCGCAGACCATCTTTCCGGTGTCTTCCACACCGTTTGCAATTTACATCAATGGCGTCTATCAGAACCAGAACACCTACACGGTGTCCGGTGGGAACGTGACGTTCTCTCAAGCGCCTCCGGTCACATCCGTCATCGAATTCCTGTTCTAAGGAGAAAGCAATGCTCAAAACAGTTGGATTTCCATCAACACGCACAGGCGACCAAACCATTGTCGCTGGCAACCTCGTCATTGGAACTGCAGGAAAAGGAATTGACTTTTCTATCAATCCAAACCCAGGTGGCATGACCAGTGAGTTGCTGAACGACTACGAAGAAGGAACTTGGACACCAAACCAAGGCCCTGGTCTTACGGTTGTTGGAGCTTTTAGCTCGTCCGGAACTTACACAAAAGTTGGTAGACAAGTGACAATAAATGGCTCCGTTTCTGGGGCAACGTCTATTGCTGGTGCATCTGGTGGAACAATTTGCACAAATTTACCGTTTACGGTATCTAACATAGCACCACCTGCATCTGCAGGAAGCGTAGGTATAGCAAACGTGAACCAAGGAAGCACGCTCATTGCATTTTCAACAACAATTTATCTTTCTTCTGCAATAACTGCTTGCGCTGGCATTAATTTTACAGTTACTTATTTTGTTTAAGGAATAAGATGTCGCTTACAAAAGTTTCTTATTCGATGATAACTGGAGCGCCAGCCAATATTTTGGACTATGGCGCTGTAGGTAATGGATCAACAGATTGCAGTGCCGCACTTTTGGCCGCATTACAGTCAGGGGCGCAACAAGTTTTTGTTCCCGCAGGAACTTATGCGCTTGCGTCCAATGTTTCCGCAACCATCACTACTGATGTGACATTTTACGGTCACGGGACATTTATTTACACGGGCGCAAACAACAACATCAATCGGCTAATTGATATTGAGACAGGCAACAACTCATTGACAGTTGATGGGCTATCGTTTGACGGAAATGATCAGATTGCGGGTGGCATCCGTGTTTACAATTCTGCCGCCCCTTCAAGCAACACACTACCAAACTGCACAATCTCTAACAACCTATTCATTCGCTTTAGGATGAATGTAGCTAGTATTTGGAATAACGCTGTTTATATTGCAGGTTCTTTCCAGCTTGTTACTATCCAGAGCAATCGGATTAGACTTATCACCAGAGCAGCAGGGACTGGAAACCCAGGCTCTAATGGAACTTCTGGCATCACGGTTGCACCGTACGACACAGCTAAATACATTCGTGAATGTTTGCATTTTGGGAACCAATATGCAGCTATTTATAGTGATGATTTAGTAGGGTCAGCATTTAACGTAGACAACGATGCGTTTAGATTTTTTGGGCCTGACCCAACAACGCTATCCGGCCAATACGTAGACGCAACACTAACATCTTTTGGTAATATCTTTCGAAATTGCCGAGGCAGAGCGCTAAAAATCCAAGCTGTTGGATCGGTGCGAGACGAAACAATTATTCGTGATAGTGACTACACAAATTTTGGCGGCAGTACCGAGATCAACTTTCAGTATGGTGTTGGCTCAGTATCTAACTGCCAATTTTTCTATCGGGGCTATGATGGAGGGAGTAAATCTCCTATTCAAACTGGTTTGTCAATTGTTAGCTTTTTTCAGGGCGCTGATTACGGTGAAGACACTGGCAGCTGCATGGTTGATGGAATTCAGGTTTTTAACTCAATCAGCGCTGGTGTAACTACCGGGACAAACAAGATAGACATTATTGTCAGCGCAACTATTGGCAATACTAGTATTGGTATTCCATCAAAACCATTGATATTGGTCAGCAATGTTTCTGTGAACAACAACCCTGTTGATTGGATTACAACTGTCGGCTTTGGGGCAAGTTCCTACGGAATACTTAGGTTGGACAATGTTGTTGTTCCAAAATTAAATTATTCGGCTGTTGGCACAAACAACACAAACAATAATTTTGACATTGTTTCCACCAGCGTAATGAATATTGATGGTGTTAGCACTCCTGCAAACGCCAAACCATTCATAACGACTACAACTGGAACACCAACAAGTTATAACGGTCAAGTAAGTGGTGCTTTAAACCAAGGATTCTTGAACGTATATTCTGTTGGTGCAAGTCTGAATCAAGCACCAATGTTGAATGGCGGCGCTTTGGCTGATCCTTCTGGGGCTATTGGTGGTGCAACTTCAGTTCAAAGCACTTTTATTGTTGACGATGGCACGTATGAATTTGCGCCTCGTTTTTTCAATACAGGGCGGGGGTTGTTCATCGTCAGTGTCGATTTTGACTACACAACACAAGCAGTGTTTGCGACTGGTGGCAACGCAATTTATTCAATCGCAGCCCCAGGAGGTAGCCTTTTTGAAGTCTCAACAGGAGGAACTAATCCTGATGTAGATGGGCGATTTAATATGTGGTACACGGGCGGCAAACTGAATGTGAAAAACAGGCTTGGCGCTTCACACTCTGTCACGGTTAATTTCATTGGTTAAAGCCGTGCCGGTGCGGAACACCGGAATTTGATTTTGATTGGATTATCAAAATGGCTCTCGAAAAAGTAATCGTTGTTGACCGCATCGAAGTGATTGAAAACGGCTGCGTCCAAGTACGCACCAAGACCGCCATCATCGAAGATGGCAAGCAGATCAGCGGCACCTTCCATCGGCATGTCGTTGCCCCAGGCGACGATTACGCTGGCGAGGATGCTCGCGTGCAGGCCATCTGCGCTGCCACCCACACCGCTGGCGTGATCGCAGCGTACAAAGCAGCCACTGCTGCACAAGGAGTCTGACATGGCTGGCAATTCACAAATCGCATTTGCACCCTTTGGCAAGACCGTAGTCGTCGCAGCCACGACATCAGCTCCTACTGGCATCCAAGCGCCTGTCTATGAGAAGTTCGACCCGCAGAACGCAGGCCAGTTTCGATTCATCAATGCAGGCAACACCACGGTGTTCTTGGGCACTGGCAGCACCGCTGCAGAGGCCGCTGCAAATGCTGTGGCACCTGTGGCTGGAACGCCATCAGCAGCCATCGTGCTGGTGGCCGGTGCCGTGGAGATTCTGCGCTTCAATCAGACCACGTTCTTCAGCGGCCTGTCCAGCGCAGCAGCCACGGTCTACATCACGCCAGGCCAGGGGTTGTAATGTCCACGATTGACGCAACAGACGCACGACTGACCACGCATGAGGAGGTCTGCGCCATTCGCTATGATCAGATCAATGCGCGGCTCAAGCGCATTGAGGGCATCATGATCAAGACCGCTGGCATCATGCTGGTGTCGATGGCAGGAACAATTTTTGCGGCGATCTGGATGACAAAGTGATTGACCCTATCACCGCCCTTGCTGCGGTATCTTCAGCGGTAAACCTCGTCAAAAAGGCTGTCAAGACCGTTCAGGATGTCCAGTCTTTGGGACCGGTGCTTGGGCAATACTTTGACGCCAAGGCCCAGGCCATCGAGGTCGTCGAAAAGGCCAAGACTGGCGGCTTCAAAGGCTCTGCGCTTGGCAAGGCGTTGGAGCTGGAACTTGCTCTGGAGCAGGCCAGGGAATTTGAAGAGCAGGTCAAGATGCTCTTCTTTCAGTCCAACAAGATGGACGTCTGGATGCGCATCACGGCCAGGGCAAAGCAGATGGAGGCCGATGCCGCCAAGGCAGAGCGCAGACGCAAAGAGGCCCAGCAGCGCAGGCAGGCCGAGATCGACGAAATGTTTTTGATTGGCATCGCTGTCCTGACCACGGTGTTCGTCCTGGGCCTGACCTTCTACTTCGTGGTGGATGCGATGCAGCGGCATGTATGACCGAGAAGCTCAACGCCAACACCACCCTGGACAAGATTCTGGGGTACGTGGACAGCCCTTTCAAGCTGTTCGCAGTCATCCTGATGGCGGTGATCGCCTTTGCTGGTTTTGCCCTGTACGAGAGCCAGGAGTTCATCCGCGACGCCTACAAGGAGTCGCAGAAGCTGCCGGAGATACGGACAGACCGAGCCGATGATGCGGCAACGATGCTGTTCAAGCAGACTGGTGCGACGGTGGTGGCGATCTTCAAGGTCAATCCGCTGTTCAACTCCAGGACACTCTACAAGGCCTACACCAAGGACGGACGCGACAAGACCATTGAGAACATTGACGTCGGCCTGTTCACGCACAACTCGTCGAACAATTCCGATGTGGTCAAGCTGATGACCAATGAAATACCCTGCGGCGAGTACCGCTATGCACAGTCTGAGGTCGGACTTTGGTATCTTGAGAAGGGTGTTGCGTACACCTGCCGTGTGAGCGTCCCACCAGACTCGCATCGCTTCGTTGGACAGATCACGGTTGGCTGGGCAGCGCAGCCAGCAAACCTGGAGCAGACTCGATTCATGCTGGAGATTGCCAGCGCAATGTTGACCAAGAGAGGAAGCTGATATGGACTGGCTCAAGCAGATTGCACCAACGATTGCCACCGCGCTCGGTGGACCACTGGCAGGCATGGCCGTCTCGGCTGTCTCCAAGGCCATTGGCGTCGATGAGAAGGAAGTCGGCGACCTGATTGCCAGCAACAAGCTGACCGCAGACCAGATCGCGCAGGTCAAGCTGGCCGAGATCGAGCTGGCAAAGCAGGCGCAGGAGCTGGGCCTGAACTTCGAGAAGCTGGCGGTCGAGGACCGCAAGAGC